AAGGTCTAGACAAAAAAAAAAAGAGGATAAAAAATATGGCATATTTCCTAGGAAGAGATGTTGGATTGTATATCACAACTGAATCCGCCAATATGACTGGTAGCGCTACAAACGAAAGTATCGTAGTAGATAGTGTTAGTGGTGCAAAATTGGTAGATTCGGCTACACCTACGCCCGGAAGCAGTGGGTCTATGATACCCCAGATGGCTTTTGCGGCTGCGGTTAGTGGTGCAATCAACGATGTGACAGGGGTTGACCTGTCGATATCAGTGTCTGATGAAGATGTCGGTCCTTTTCTAGGTAAGCCGCAGATAATGCAGAAGGTAGAACTTAGAAAGGAAACCGTTGTATCAGTCACACGTAAGAAAAATAATAACTTCTGGGACGTTATTTTTAACGGTCCAGTAGAGACAGGTAGTTTTATTCAAGGTGATACTGCTGACGCAAAACGCATGGGTGCCCGATATGGTGCACAATATGAAAGTACCACCTCTGTTAAAATAGGTGACGGTAATGCCTTTATGTACGATGTAGGCGATTTATACGCGGCTACTAATTGTTGCTATGGATATCGTTTACATGTGGTTTTAAAAGCTTCCGGTTCAGCTACAGAAGAAGTTTTTGTAGTTAAGAATGCTGCTATGACTGGACATACTGTGTCCCTTAATGCTGATGGCGTAACTGAAGAGACAATAGAATTTACAAGTTCTATAGCTCCTTCGCCGTTTGTTCCTACCGCTGCGGTTGGTTCAGATGGATGGAGCGATTTCAGTGCCACAACAATAGCGGAGCTCTGATATTCATGGTTTTTTTCTTAGGTAAAGATGTAACGGTTGCTTTGGCAACGGAGAATCAGACGAATGGTGTAGGTGTTACACCTGCTGCTGGAGCCTCGGCTCAGCTGCAAGTAGCTGCTTCACCAACCAATGCCGTAGCTGCTACGTTAGGTGGTGGAATAGGAACTGACATAACTCAACTAACGGCTTGCGATGTGTCTATTGGTGCTATGGATGAAGATATAACTTACTTTGGTATGCGTTCTGTAACAAAGGCGGAGATTAAGAAGGAGACAACTGTTTCAGTGACCCGCAAAAAGACGAACGAATACTGGGATGTTATCTTCAATGAAGCTCGTTATGGTGTAGGAAGTGGCTCTTCGGCTCGCGATGGGTTAGAAGAACCAGACGCCACTACGGGTTACAGGATATTTATTACTATTGATGCCGGTTCAGGGACTGACGAAGTAATTACCATACCCGGTAATTGCGTTCAATCGCACTCGGTTACCGTTAATACCGACGGGACAATGGATGAGACATTGGAATTTATGTCTTACATTACACCATCATACGGTACAAACAAGGATACGACAGTAATATCTACAAACTTATAAGGTTAATACAATGAGGGGGGCGTGAGCCCCCTTCGGGAATAAACAATGACAGAAAAGAAAATTTGGTCAATGGACGAATTAGTAGCACTCACTGATGAAGTGCAGATAGATGAGGTAGTTTTTAGAAACGGAGTCGTAGAATTTCAATTTTGTGAACTTACGGAAAAAGAGGAGCCCAAGATGTTAGCGGTTCCAGAAGAATTACCTGAAGAAGAGAAGATGGGAATGTATCAGGAAATAGGCTCTCAAAGAGTCTTAAAAATGATAGAGAAAGCTAACGAAAAGAACCCCGAAGGTCCCGTAGTGGCCGCTGAACAATGGTCACTTTTACCAACCACATTGAGATATGCCATATCTAATAAAATTTTGGGTGTAGAGGAGATAGCACAGGTAAATTTTCGCGATTGATGCTGGAATCGCCTGATGCGGTACTGGTATACATCCCTCTGATGAAGGATTTGGGAATGAGATGGGAGGATATAAAACAGACACCGAGGTATGAGTTGCTAGGACTTCTATCAGCTTCTCAGGAATATCAAATATTCCATTCGATGGATGGTTATAATGATAAGGACATCAATGAAATGGCCAAGGAACGACCTGAGATACGCAGTCAATATGCTCAGTATCTAGAAATGAGACGAAAATATAGTGGTATGCTAGGAGAGAAAGCGAAAAAACCAACATTCAAAGGTATTCTATAATGGGTTTTGCAGGACAAGTATTTGCAGCGCGTGTCGCGATAGGTTTGGCTATTCCGAGCGCACAAGCTATGCAAGAAACGGGAGGCATTTTAGCCAAAGGAGCAGAAAAGATATATGAAAGATTAGGTCTTGTAGCTCAACAAGCAGCCAATCGCCGTAAAATGCAATTGGGTAGAGATTTAACTGATTTAGTTAATATTTCTAAAAGTAATTCAACCCTTCTTAACCAGCAGGTGAAAGCTGGTGTTCAGCAAGCTATAGAGGGGATGAGTGAAATGGGGCGTAAATCCCTTACAGCAGCTGTGGCGCCCGGTTCTTATGTGAAATTGAAAAATACAGCAATGAAATCTATAGGTAAAGACTTGGGTGGAAAATTATTTGCAGGGGTAAGTAAGGCTAGGACTGCTTCAGCGAAGATAGCAAGGATGATGGAAAATATTATTGACCTAACTAACAAAGAGAAAAAGGCAATAGTAGAAAAAACTAACAAAGAGATTACGGCTGCGAGGTATATACTTAATCAGAAAAAACTTAAACTAAAGGAAATGGAAAAGGAAGCTAGAGAAGTTAAAGAATTAACTCCAACAATGACGAAGAATATTAATCAGCAAAAAAGGAGTATAGCACAGTCAGAGATTGAGGTAGATAGATTAAAAAATTTACAAGATGTCTATGCGAATCTTACAGACGCAGTAGAAGATTTAACAGAAAAGAAATCGAAGGTATCAGAAGCTACTAAAAAATTAGTTTATAACACGCGCGGAGCCGCACACGCTATAAAGACTGGCTTCAATCAGGTATTGCGTGCTTCTGTCGGTATCATGACAGCTTTCTATTATAAATTGAACCAGAATACTCAGGAACTCATAGAATTTGAGCGTGAACTCCTGAATGCTAACTCTGTCTTTAATCTCACTAATGACGAATTATTCAAAGTAGGGAATACTATTACGGAATTTGGTAACGAATTTGGTATAGCAGTCCAGAATGGGGCAACAGGACTCTATCAGCTTGCTTCAGCTGGTCTAACTGCCAACGAAGCAATGGAAGTCTTACCACATACACTCAAATTATCAATGGCGGTCCAAGGAGACCACAATACTATCTCCAAACTTACCGCCCAGACATTGTTCGGTTTCGGGATGGAGATGGACCGGGCAGCAGAAGTTACGGACAAGTTTGCTTATGCTATCCAGAAGTCTCTTATTGAGTATCAGGATTTATCAAGCGCTGTTAAGTTCGCTTTGCCCTTCTTTACCTCTACAGGGCAGACCTTAGACCAGTTGTTAGGGGCTTTACAGGTCTTGACTAATAGAGCTTTAGAGGCTGGTATAGCTGGTAGGGGTCTCAGACAGGCACTCTCGGAGTTTGCTGAGAGCGCAATGGACGCTGAGGCTGGATTCCGTAAGCTTGGTGTGGAGATTCTTAATTCTGAGGGGGAGATGATACAGTTGACCGAGATAGCTGCTCAGTTCGCTGCTGCCGTGGGAGAAGATATTAATAATACGGAGCTGTTGGTTACTTTGATTGACGAATTGAATGTGCGTGGTGCGACGGCGTTTATCCACTTGGTTCAGGCTTCGGACGAATTTACCGATGCCGTTGAGAGGACCAAGAATGCAGGTGGGGAACTGGATAACATGGTCAAGATTCAAAATGAATCATTATCGGCCCAGTGGCAGATTATGAAGAATAATGTATTCGCTATTTTTGCCCTTCGGGATGCCTCTTATGAAGGGACTGAATTTATCAATGGATTTCATAAGGCTGTTGTCGGATTGGTGACATCTTTGAGGAATCTACTTATAGAAGAAGTTGACGGTAAGCAAGTGTTGACTGTCTTTGGTCTCGAGATACAGAATGTAGCCATAAATGGTATAAAGGTCATGACTGATTTGATAGGCGAAGCGATTACTGTTATAAGACAATTAATCAAAGAAGGATTGATTAGTAGAGATATGCTTGTATTGCTCGTGACGCCTATATATGTCATACTTAAGGTGCTGAAATTTTTAGGACCCGAACTTTTACAAGCATTCATTTATTTAAAGATAATTGGAGCTATGCTTCCGCATGCTACAATTAAATGGATTGGTTTTGGTAAAGCCCTTACTGATGTAGGTGCTGCTGGAATGGTATTGCTTCGTGTATTTGGAGTCATGGCTGGTATCGGTGCAGCAATAGCAGGAATATGGGCAATCAAGAAGATAATAGATTGGAGACAAGGTCGTCAGGCAGGAGGATATGTTTCTCCTATGGCGCATGGGGGAATGGCTACGGGCGCTCCTTACTTAGTAGGAGAGCAGGGTCCCGAGCTTTTCGTGCCGGGCCAACGAGGACAAGTCTTAAATAGTAATAATACCCGAAATATATTAGCGGGTAATTTTAACAGTGGTGTAGGAATGAATCAGAATACAGTAATAATAGAGAAGGCGATTATGAGGAATACGTCGTTGGGTA